TGATATACTGCATACTGGCCATTTAAAGCTACTTAGACACGCACACACGCTAGGAAAACGCCTTGTGGTGGGCATTAATAGTGATTCTTCTGTTAAGCGTTTAAAAGGCGATTTAAGACCCATTAACGGTCAAGAGAAACGCAAAGAAGCATTGTTAGAATTAGGGTTTGTAGATGATGTAGTTATATTTGAAGAAGATACACCATACAATGTTATAAAGGAAATACAACCTGACGTAATAGTAAAAGGTGGTGATTATACAACTGATACAGTGGTAGGAAATGACATTGCCAAAGTAGAAATTTTTCCTATTATTGAAGGCTATAGCACAACAGAATCAATAGAAAAAATTAGACAGCAACAAGATCCAAGACATAATCAAGTAGCATTCAAGGGACACAGATGAAAGTATTAGTAACAGGACACCAAGGATTTATTGGAAAGAACCTATGTTCATATTTACAACACATGGGTCATGAAGTAGAAGGCTTTGAATGGGAACCAAACAAGGTACCTGATCCTGCACCTTATGATAGAGTTGTACATCTTGGAGCAATAAGTTCAACTACAGAAAGAGATGTAGAAAAAGTTTTAACACAAAACCTAGAATTTAGTCAAAGACTTTTACAGTTGTGTAATGACAATGGCACAACTTTTATGTATGCCTCAAGTGCTAGTGTATATGGAGATACACAAAGCCATTACCAAGTCGAAAAAATAAAAGAGACTGACAACATATATCCAATGAATGCTTATGCTTGGAGCAAGTATCTATTTGATAAACTTGTAATGGAAATACCCGAGTACATGATTAACGTGCAAGGATTTAGAATCTTTAATGCGTATGGAGAAGGCGAACAACACAAGGGTGAACAACAAAGTGTCTTTGGTAAGTTTGACTTACAAGCTAAAAATTTAAAAAAGATTTCACTGTTTGAAGGCAGTGATAGAATACATAGAGATTTTATTTGGGTTGGAGATATTTGTCAAATCATTGAAAAGTTTTTCCATGTAGATGAAACAGGAATTTGGAATCTAGGAACAGGAACAGCACCTAGTTTTAGTGACATAGCTAAAGGGTATGCAAAGAAACACAAAGCAGAAATTGAATATGTTCCTATGCCTGCAAACTTAATTGGACAGTATCAGTTCTATACGTGTGCAGACAATTCAAAACTAATTAATAGTATAGGTGACTATAAGTTTAAGACTATACAGGAGTATATAGATGCCAGCAAGACATAGTGGTAAGGTAGATAAAGGTTGGGGATACGAATTAATTTGGGCAACCAATGACTTATACTGTGGAAAAATTATGGTTTTTGAAAAGCCAGGATCCAAAATGTCTATGCACTTTCATAAAGAGAAAGATGAAAGTTGGTTTGTAAACCAAGGTAGTTTTAAGTTAAGATATATCGATACTGCTAAGGCACAACCCATGGAAGTTGTTATCAAGGCAGGTGATACTTGGAGGAATCCTCCGTTAATGCCACATCAATTAGAAGCCATTGAAGCAGGCAGTTCAATTACAGAAGTAAGTACACCTGACTCAATCGAAGACAACTATAGAATACTACCTGGTGACAGCCAAGACGTGAAAGAACCAGATGTTAGTATACAAGAAACAGCTCAGCCACAACAAGGATAGTTTTGTCCATACCTCAAAGTTCTTAGCAAATCAAATTGCTAACGAGATTGCTATACCTAATGGATTAGCAAACGCACCACACCCTAGCTTATGTACTGCTTGTAGCCCACATTATAATTTATTCTCAAGCACAATGCCTGACATATTTAATTTGTATAAAGATATACAAATGTTCTTTAAAGAAGAAGTACTTCATGATTCAAGAAAAGGGTATTGGATAGTAGGTTGGTTAAACTATTGGCCTAACAAAGGTGAAGTATTAAATTGGCATGGTCATGATTATGGTGGCGGTGTTGATTGCTTTCATGGCATATTAGGTATCAACTGTGAACCAAGTTATGCTGAATACAGAGAAGTAGGAACGGAAGACGTGGCCGAGAAGGTAGAAAACAAAGACGGACAATTATTAATTACACATTCAACAAACATTGAACATAGAATAAGTGAGTGGCATGAAGAAGAACCACGTATTACCGTCGCATTTAATATTCAACCTATTGATACTATGCTACAACATATCCAGACACCTAAAGTTAATCCGGCACCTAAGGTCGGTTTACAATTACATCAAGACAATATAAGAACAAACCAACCTGGGAACTTTATGCCAGGCGGTAACCCATTAAACTATTACGTGCCACTATAATGAAATACGAAAATATATTTCCAACCGGTATACTTGTACATGATGTTGCTCCTTCTATAGCTGACCATGTAGAAAAACTTGTAGAAGAACGTGTAGATAAATTACAAAGACCAGATGAGAACGCACCTCATGCCACTGACTATTTTGAAAAAGATAAAGTTATAGATCTAAAATACGACACACCTGAATTAAAATCAGAAATAGATATGTGTGTTAGAGATTATCAAAATAAAAATGCAATGAATAGAATACAAGAAGGCTATTCATATAATTGGTGGACACAAGATTATAAAGAAGGTGACATTCATAATGAACATCATCACAACGTAGGACAGATTAGTGGTGTGTATTATGTACGTGCAAATGAAAGTGCAGGCGGAATAATGTTTAGAAATCCAAATCCTTTTGTTGAATACGGACACACAATGAGAGAAAATTCACCTTACTCTTGGCAAGAATATGTATACCAACCTATTAAAGGAAGAATACTAATGTTTCCTAGTTACTTGAAACATACTGTTTTACCTAGTAGAAAAGATTGTATTAGAACTGTTATTGCCTTCAACGTAAAATAATTACGCCTGAGCTTCACCCCAACGTATAATAATATTCGCATTGGTATCTGCACCAGCCGCCTTATAAACGTTAATTGCTAAAACGTCTGGACCATTTGGAAAAGTACCTCTACCACCTAGTGTAGTATTAGTCAACTCTTTCAATGTACCTAAGTCTAGTGCTGAACTTGAACCTGGCGTAGCAATAAATGAAAATACTGTTTCACCTGGCTGTGCATATGGAGGTTGTCCAAATAAGAATCCTATACTTGTACCTGCTGTAATGTTACCCAATGAACTCTGTGTAAATGTAATTCTATAATAATCAACACCACCAAATGCTCCTGCCTGTACACCAGAAACGTATGTTCCACCTGGGAAGTTACTGTCACTTACCTCAGTACCTGCAATAGCACCTGTTGATTCCCAACTTGCTTTTGTAAAGTAAAGGAAGTTAGTACCGCTTAATGCACCTGTTGGGTTAATAGACATAGTAATAGTTTCATTGTTACTAACCTGACCGCCACTGTTTCTATTATTAAATCTTAAGTATGGAGGATTGTACCAATCTAAAATTTCTGTTAGTGTTGTACCACTTGGGAAGTCGGATGGTGATCCGTTACCAGTTGCTGTAACTGTTAAACCTGTAGTTAGTCCATTTGCAATCGCTGTAGTATACGAAGCATTTGTAATTCTGTGATAAATCCAGTTATTTGTATTACCAGTCTTTATAACATCTAATGTCATCTCTGCAACAGTGGTTGCATTTTTAATAATCTGAGTTGCACCTGTTGACCATACAACAGATCCACCCGGGGCAATCTGTGCAAAACTTGGCTGTCCACCAGCCGCTGAACCCGTTAATGGTGCCCAACCAACGTCACCTGGATCAGTTGGATAGTTTTGCGGATTTAAAATTCCTTCAACAACAATACCACCTGTAATTGGTGTACCACCTGATGATCCATCTGATGTAATTTCAATACCTTCAAGTAGCAACTGGGCTCTGTTTAATAGTTCTCTTTCACCTAAGTCACCAACGATTGCGTTTGATACACTAGGTGCTAATCTTAACATGAACACAGTATTTCTTGTTGATGAAATAACGTTACCTGTGGAAGTATATGAAAAGATATAACCTCTATCACTATCAAATCCACCATCTGTTTGGAAAGCTGATCCCCAGTGTGATATGATTGGTGTAATAGTATTACTAATCAATATAACCCCAGTACGTGTTGTGTGCGTTGCGGCAACACCTGCCGTATATGTTCTTGTTGCACCCGCGGCATAGTTTGTTAATGGAGCACTTCTAGTACAACCTGTTAACGTATCTCCGTTAACACCTGTGTACTGAATCATCTCATTATCAATTATAACTGTACCTGTGCTTGGGAAGAATGAAGCATCTTCCAATGGTATAGTAGATTGTGTATCGTCCATATTAGCCGCTAACTTATCATTAGGACCTTCATTGGATACTTCATATCTAACCGGCATATTACCTGTACGCATATATGCTTCTGTGTTAATGTTTGAGTTTCTCATTCTGTGATAGAAAATAAAGTTACCATCATCACCACGTAGCATCCAGTCAATAAATCCAGCACCGTACCAACTGTACTGAATCCCAATCATCTGCATCTTAGAGATGTCCATGATATAACCTGACGAACCTGTACCGTCTAATTTATCTTTGTTAAAGTCTGCTTGTTTTGTTTTCTTATCAAATACTAAACATAACTTGGCACCACTTGCTGGTGTTACACCTCTAAAGTCTGGAGTTACGTTCATTGCTGTTTGACTTGCTACCTGTGATACAACGTGTGTCATACCTTTAATAACAATTCTGTCACCTGCTTTTACTTGATCTCTAAATCTTGTTCCTATACCTGTGATTGCGTTTGAATCTACACCAATACTGATTGTACCTGATAGCTGTAATGTTGAAGTTCTTTGTACAGCATTAAAGTTAGTACCATCGTATTCCTGGAAAATACCATTCTGGTCATCAAATGCACCTGAACGTACAGTTGCACCATGCCAGTATAATAATGAAACTTGAGCCTTTGGACTTAACACAGGAGTTACACTACCTAAGTCTGTAGTTGCAATAACTCTAAATGTACGTTCACTTGTTATACTTGCGATTGTGTATGGTCCGTTATATCCTGGTGTTTCAATACCAATCAATTTAATTTGTCCACCAACCTGTAGTCCGTGGTCAACATCATCTGTAGTTACATTAATAAATGAACCTATTGCAGTTGCATCTGCTGTAACTTCTAATAAATCATAACTTGGTGCAAACAAGGCACCCGTTGTATACATGATACCTTTACCTGACTGGTATCTAATATATTTTTTACTCTGTCTAATTGCCTGTGCACCGTGTTGTGGTCCACCTGTTCCTAGCATAACACCACCATCATATGGTCTGTGTACAAAGAATGAATCTGGTCTTGGATATAAAATAGCAGTAATGTCACCAACAGCACCAATGGCTCCCGCCGCTCTACACTGATATCTCAATGTTGTTAGAGTTGGAACTTGCTGTGCAAAGAATGGTCCTTCTAGTAACGTGTGATTGTTTGCACCATCGTCGGAACTTACTGTTACCAGGAATGAATCTCCTGGAACTAATCCGTGTGCAGTTGTAAATGTAACTTCAACAGTTGCCAATGCCGCAAAACTTATTGTAGTGTTTGCTGGAATTCCCGCTGTCATAACCTCTGACATAGTTACTGTACTGTATGTTTTAACAACTGTACCATTAATGGCCGTACCTGCACTTGTTACTGAAACTATACCACCGTCTGTTGCAACTTCTGTAATAGTAACAACTGCATCGTTAGTTGGAGTTTGTCCACCTAAGTCTGTACCTGATAATTTAATCTTGTTTCCTACTTGATAGTTAATACCATCATTGGAAACTGTTGCTGTTGAATATGCACCTGCATTTCTTGTAACGTTGAACGTTGCATTTGATCCGTTGTTTTGTAAGTTTTGTCCACCTATCTGTGTGTAACTTCCTGTACCTGAAGGTCCTGTACCTGAACCACTAATACCTGTAATGTCACCACCTGTTCCTACACTTGTGATATTGATTGTGATATCGTTAGTTGGACTTACACCACCTACTTGGTTACCTTGGATCTTAATGTTTTGATCTGCATAGTAACCTGTACCTGGAGTGTTTACAGCATAACTATAAACTCCGCCTGTAATTGTAATATCAAATGATGCAGTACTACCTTGTAAGTTTGTTGCTTCTCCATCAAACTGACTTAAATCTGTAATTGTTTTTGTGTCTAAGGCTGTACCTGCTACTGTTATTGTTAATATTTCACCAGTACTACCGTCAACTGTTGCAACTAGGATTGTACAATCGTTAGTACTGCTTACACCACCTAATTGTGCACCATCAATAACAAATTCTTCACCAACCTGGTAACCTGTACCACCAACTGGAGCAGTTGCACTATAGGCCGTATCTAATCTTGTTACGTTAAATTCTGCACTTGCACCACCAACTGTGTTTGTAGTGTAAGTTGGATTGTTATAACTTTCAGTGGCATCTGGTGCTGTACCAGTTACACTAATTGTATTAATTCTTCCTGTTCCGCTTACAGCGTCAACTTTTACAATAGCATCGTTAACTGGACTTGAACCACCTATATTTGTTCCTTCAATTCTTAATCTATCACCAGCCGCGTATCCTGTTGTTGCATCTGGAGCCGTACCAGAACTGTTAAATCCTGTAATACCACCTGCGCCATTAACGCCTGTGATTGTTAATAATAAATCGTTTGTAGAAGTTAGACCACCAAATGTTGTACCATCAAATAATATTTGATTTCCTACAGCATAGTTTGTTCCTACTTCATTACCTTGCGTAACTGTATAACTGTTATTGTAGTTTACAGTAACGTTGAATGATGCCGCCGCTCCAATTATATTTGTAGCTGAAGTTATATTTGTAAATGCTCTGCTGTTACTTGCTGTACCTGTAATGCTAATTGCAGTAATAACACCACTACCGTCAACACTATCTATTTGTATTACAGCATCGTTTGTTGAACTAGTACCACCAATGTTTGCACCATCAATTGTTAAAGTTTCACTTGCACTATATCCTGATCCAGGACTTACAACGTTAGCAGTATAAGTTGTTCCATTGTAACCAACACCAAACGAAGCACCACTACCAATACCACTGTATGTGTAAGCTGGCTCAGTAAAGTTATTCTGTGCATCTGGTCCTAAACCACTTGATGTAAATGATGTAATACCACCACTACCGTCAACGCCTGTTACGGAAATTGTTAAATCGTTTGATATATCACCACCAAATTGTGTACCATTAATTTTTAATGCGTCACCTACGGCAAATCCAGTTTCAGTCGCCGCCGCGTTTTCTGTCACGGTGTAGTTGTTATTTGTTAATGTGACATCCCAAGCTGAGCCGTTACCTATTCCACCCTGTGTTACACCTGATGCATTATTGGCATACGTTGGTTGTGCTAAACTTACTGTGAAAGCATTGTTTGTATATGCTAAATCAAATATTGCACCTAAACCATTACCGTTCATGTTTTGACCAACTTGGTTGGTATAACTTCCGTTACCATCAAAAGCTGAACCTACTGCTGTAAATGATGTAACTGATCCGCTTGAATCAACTGAGTCTACTGTAATTCTACAATCGTTAGTAGGTGTTTGACCACCTAATTGGTTACCAAGTACAACAATAACATCGTCTACTTCGTATTGATCACCACCTGTACCATTTAGTACAACTGTATAGTTTCCACCTGCTCTGTCAATATCAAATGTTGCACTAAAACCTGTGCTGTTATAATTTGTTCCTGCAACTGCATTGTACTGAACGTTGTTACCAACGATAGCTGAAGTTGTGTTTCCATCTAGGTTAACTGTATTTCCAACAACAGAACTAACATGGATAGCAGTTCCATCTCCTCTGTCAATGGCCTGTCCTGCTAAAATTCCTGAAACGTCGCTAACTTCAATTGAGTTAACTCCGCCGGCATAGTCACCTGCTGTTGATAGTGTAGCAATTTCTCCACCTGTACCTGTAACAACAGTAACCTGTGCACCACTGTCAATACCTGTTCCGTCTGTAATACTTGCAATTAGGAACGTTAAATCTGCTCCACCGCCGCCACCTAAGAAAGAATCCCCAACAGTGATAGTATCGCCAACTGCGTTATTTCTACCACCTTTAAAGTTACTTGCTATCGCGGCACCTGTTCCGTCAACAGTAATATCAAATGTACCAACAATTAATTCTGTAGCAATACTGCTTGAGTTACCTGTTATTGCTGTGTAAGTTCCTGCTGTTCTACTTGCGTCAGCGGCCGAATATGTGTTTACTGTTGTAATCTGACCGTTAACGTTTTGCATCGGAGCACCAATCTCTGGTGTGTTACCTATCCATGTAACTTTATCTCCACCAACTGTTGCACCTAATGGGTTAGTAAATACACCTGCTGTACCTTGTGATAGAATTGAAAATGTTGGAGTACCAATCGCCGCTCCTGTATAAAATCCACCCTGTCTTAACTGTGTATAATAAGTTGAAAGTATCTGATTATTTGCTGTACCAACTTTTGATTTAGCAAAATATGTAAATGTACTTGCAGTAGGAACAGTTGATACAACAAACGATCCTTCTGCTCTACTTGCCCCTTGAATACTATTTTCTAAGGCTTTAATTGTAATAGGTGTACCAGCTTCAATACCGTGAGCACCAACTGTAGTTACAGTAATTAAACTTTGACCAACTCCACCTGTACCTTCTGAAGCATCTGTTTTAACACTTGAAACAACTTTATCAGTACCTGGTAATTCGTAAATACTTGGATAACCTCTTTGCATACCAATGGCCTGCCACTTCGTAGGCTGTAGCCCGTATTCAAAGTCAGCATCAAGCATGGATATGGAGTTTGAAACTCTCATACGTTCAATAGCATCAACACCAAAGTCGAATGGTTTGGTTCTCATCTCACCTTGATCAATAAAGATCTGTAAGTCATCTGTTTCGTAATATAACGGAATAGTTTCTTTAATAGGTAAGTTGTCTGTACCGTTTTGAATAACGTCTGTAATAATAAAGAATAAGTTAGTTACTCTTGTGTTTACACCTGGTTCAGGTAAACTTAAAATTATGTTTTGTGAAACTGCACCTGCACCTGTTTGCTGTGAAGTATATGCAATATTTTTTAATACATAATTATTAATTAAATCTCTACAAAATTGTTTTGCAAGTATCTCAGGTTGTCTATCTCCGTCAATCTGTGGAGTAGTTTGAATCCAATATTTACTTGCGTTGTAATGTGTGTTTGCATTACCACCGTATTTGATATCTTCTGTAATACCAATTACGTTTAATCCCATATCTCTTTCACACTTGGTAGTGTTGTATGTATAGTTTTCCCAAGTTGATCCTGTTGTTGCATTTGCAACTTGATCTGCGATCCAAGCCACAGTTTCTTTCTTTAAAAATTCTAAGTTTGCTTCTAGTACTGCAACTGCTTTAGCAGAGTAACTAGGATTGTCTGTGCTTTTAGTTAGGTAAACTGTTGTAACTGTTCCTGTTCTTTCTAAGAACTTTGGAAAGTCTTCTTCAACACCTTTTGTTAACAAACTAGTGTCATCTGTTTGGAACGTAACACTTGCACCTAAGTCTGGATCACTAAAGTTAAACAATACTTCGTTGTTAGTTGTATCTGTAATTAACAACAAGTCGTTTGTTGGAACACGAGTCTGCATCTTAACACTAGAAATCTGTGTTCTTTGTAATGCTGGAACATTGTCAAGTCCGTTTTGAATAACGTCTGTGATAACAAACATTAGTTCAGTTATTCTTGCATCAGCACCTGTTTCATAGTTAGTTGCGTTATTTTTATATTGTGTTGTAACAACTGGACTTTGTGCAGATGTAAAAGTTGCTTGAGTTAAGATATAATTATTAATTAAATCTCTTGCAAAGTTTTTAGCCGCTATCTCTGGTTGTCTATCACCATCAATCTGTGGAGTACTGTTAATCCAATACTTACTTGCTAAAAATCTTGCTTGTTGATTTCCCCCGTATCTTAAATCGTAGATGACACCGCCATTCCCGTCAGTACCTTGTAGATTATATCTGGTATCTCTCTCACACTTTGGTGAGTTGTACGTATAATTGTACCAAAAACTAGTTGGGTCACTAGCATTGGCCAACACCTGTGCGGCAATCCATGCTACAACTTCATCACAAATAAATTCTACATTATTTTTGATCAGTTCGTAGGCTCCAGGATAACGATTGTCTGTTATCGGAATTCCTGGTTGGAACATATACGATTCTACTTTTTGTTTAGCCATCTAATTTAACTTCCTAATGCTATTGCCAATGCAGTTGCTCTATTATCAACATATTTCTTGTTGGCGGCCCCAGTTGGACTAACTGGTTTTGCTTGAACGTTTGCAACGGTAAAGGTAGCAGTACTTGGTTTAGTATTTCCTATCTTTGTATTATTTATCGTTCCTGCACTCGCCGTTAAAATTGTGGCTGATACAGTTCCGGGTGTTGTAGCACCTAAATTAACATTATCTATGCTACCTCCTGCACTAGGATTTATTAATACTGTACCTGCTGATCCTGTAGGAACAATTCTAATGTCTGCGTTTTCACCATTAATTGTAACGTTATCTGTGGTTGTTAAACGTAGTGCGTTAACATCCATGTTACTTAATGTTCCACCATTTGATGGATTAATTACAACTGTACCTGAACTTCCTGTAGGTGCTAGTGTAATTACAGCATTTTCACCTTGTGCTGTGACGTTACCCGTTGTAAGTATGCTTGAAAAACTACCAACACCAGTAATAGTCGGGTCAATAATTGTTAATATACCTATTGGAGTTTGATCACCGTCTCCGTAATATAATTCATTTGGAGCATTTGTAGGAACTGTAAACGTTACCTTTCCTGAAAACTGTCCTTGTGCTTCTGATAATTCTAATTTTGTTTGTCCATCAAGAGCTGTGTGTGATACGCCAGTGTTATATAATGTGTATCCTGTGCCGTCATTTGAAAAAATGTTTAAACTCATGTTACCAAGAGTTTGTCCTGCTTGGTTAACTGATCTTAGTATCAAGTTGAATACGTATGCACTACCTCTTGTTAGTGTAACACCTGGATTTACTTTTAGTGTTGTACCATCTTCTTGAAATTCTGCATCAAATGTAAAGTTACCACCTGCATCTCTAACAACATAGTCACCTGATACATCAGTTACTTCGTCGGTAACCGTATATGTTACACTTCTAAGAGTAACGTTACCTGCTTCATCTACTGTGAATCCTGGAGATTTAAATCCATGTTGTGCCTCAAATGCTGATTTTACGACTGCCATATTATGCTCCTATTGTATTTACCTTCATTTAGCTTACCACAATTAAGCCGTGCATAGCACTATGGTATTGACAGTTATAGTGATATGTACCAGTCGCACTAGGTGTCCAAGTTATGTTACCTGTAACCGCACCTTGGTTGACCGCAGTTGGGTTTGTAACTTGATAACTTGTACCTGTCGAGTTTGTTGTTTTTAGATACAACGGATGTCCCGCCGCATTCATTGTTAATGTTAAGTTGTCGTTAACATTTAAATTAATCTGTTGATTATTTCCAGTTACACTTCCGTTTCTATCAGTACCTGATAATGTGTATGCACCTGCACCTGCATTGGATACGTTAACAGTATAGTTGTTACCTGGTGTTATGCTTGTATCAGCAATGGTTACGCCTACAGTAGCTTCACCGTTGTCTAATGCAAGTTGGAAAACTTCTGAACCTTCAGTTGTTAAATCTGCTGTAACGTTAAACACTCTTGAATCAGTTGTGCCAACAATAAAGTCTCCTGTTAGAGCAGTATTGCCGATGTCTCCAGTTTGTACACCTGTGATAGTGTAAGGCAAACTCGTACCTGGTGCAATATTTTCAGTTGTAAGTGTGATAGTAAATGTTCCACCTTCGTTTACAGTTGCCGCCGAACGTCCTAAGCTGTAGCTTTCTACTGCCGCCGCTTGTGAAGTATCTGCAACCTGTATCTGTGCAGTTGCTTGTCCGTTGTCCAATGAAATCATAAAACTTTCAATGCCTTCAGTTGTTGTATCTTCTGCAAGTGTAAAGTCAAGGAATTCTGTTGTTCCTACAACAAATGATCCTGTTACGTTACCTGCTGATAAGTCAGCCGCATCAACTCCAGTTACCGTATAAGATAATTCAGTTCCTGCCGCAACGTTACCTGTTGTTAGTGTGACTCTAAATGTGTCACCCTCTGAAACGTTTCCTACACTTGTTGTCAAGTTGTAAGTAATTGCAGGAGTCTGTGATGTGTCTGCTATGGTTACGTTGGCCGCAGTGGTTGGAGTTATACCATCCAATGTCATTGTAAATGTTTCTGGACCTTCAGTTTGTAAGTCTAATGCTATTGGATACGTAAATGTATCAGTGGTTCCAGTTATAAAGTTTCCTGTAAGGTCTGCTCCACCAATGTCTGCACTCTGTACTCCAGTAATTGTAAATGGAACAGTTGTACCTGCATTGACGTTTGTTGTAATAAGTGTAATGCTAAATGATTGTCCTTCATTAACCAATGAAGTAGATCTTGATAATGTGTAAGTTGGATCGTATGCACTTGAACTTGATCCTGCAATAACAGGTCCTGGTTCGTTTAGTGTTGCATAATAGTTTGCACTATGTATGACTTTTGCTCCGGTAATATTAGTTGAATCTTCCTGTACCTTTGGATATGCCATAAGTTTAAAGTAAGCGTCTGTTACTTCAACTTCTAGCTGTAATAAATCATTACCTAGGTTACTTCTACCGTATATTACTATGTTTGCTGTGCTTGTACTTGCTGTACATAGGCATTTAATGATTTCTTTACGTGCTGAGTTCACATCACAAGCAATAGTGTATTCTACGCCGAAATAAGAACCAACATACCAACGGTCTAATTCAGTACCATTTTCTACAAGTGTAGCAGAAGGACCGGCATAACTTAGGTTACTACCGCCTCTAAATTCTATTGTGTTGTTTTGTCCTTTACGGAAAAACTTACTGATATCAAACGCCATTAAACATCCTCTTTGTAGTATTTATTCAATTAGTAGCGGCTTACGTCCTAAAGCATATTACCGCTTTTTACCGCTTCGCGGCATTAAATTTGCGTTTTACCGCTCCGCGGATTCTCTCGCGATTCCCAAATACCACATATCTAATGGATACTGTTTAGAAGGGAAATGATGTGTAATTTTTAAGTTATTCTTTTCAATCATGTCTTTAAATGTATCAGGATTTGATCCCCATACATTTTCAGCAAGAACAATAACACCGTCTGTTGATAGGTATTTTTCTACGTTATCAAAGAAGTTTTTGTGTATAGACCAGTCTAAATCTTTGTATTTCCTTGGATCATCATAGTGTGCAACATACGGGTCACCGTTGAAATGTGGAGGATTAGCTACAATTAGGTCAAAAGTTTGTTCAGGAATGTTTGTAAAATTGTCACTTAAAAAAAACTGTGCCTTTTCATCTAGATTATTTTGTAATATTGTTTGTAGTACTGCTGGTTTGTTCGGTTCCCATACATCTGATAATGTAATCTTTTCTGTTTTACCTGTACCTAGTAAACCAAATCCCCAAAAGCCTGGACCACTACACCATTCTAATGTATTATAAAATTTTTTATCTTGTGTAATGAAACTTGTTGCATCAAGGAAGTCATCGATCATGGTGTTACCACAACCGTCAATTTCGTCTGTCCAGTATATTTTTGTGTCGAAGTATTGTGTAAAGTTATCCGTCATTTTTCAGCGTTATAAGTTTGTTATATTCAGGTAGGTACAAGTACTCAATGTCGCTGTGTTTCAATGTGCGTACAGCATCATCTAACGTTTCAACTAATGGCTCTCCACCTAAATTAAAACTTGTATTGAAAATAATTGACAGTCCTGTCTTTTCTTTCCACGCCTTAATTAACTTATAGTAATGAGGATTTTGTTTTTCACTTACAGTTTGTATTCTGCAAGTTCCGTCAACGTGTATGATGCTTGGAATTCTTTCTGCAATACCTGGTTGACAGTTTACAGCATACATCATTGTTGGTGAACTTTCCATTCCACGTAAATCAAACCATTCATGCACATCTTCTTCTAGTATGCTACCTGCAAATGGTCTAAAATATTCTCTACGTTTAATAAGATTAACATGATCCTTACCATCAGGGTCACTTGGATCATACATAATAGTTCTGTTACCTAATGCACGAGGACCATTTTCACTACGTCCTTGGAAGATAGTACAAATCTTTCTATCAGCTAAGATGTCAACAACTTTATTATCATCTGCTTCTTCAACTGTTGCACCATACTTTTCTACAGCATTATTAATTTCTTCATCTGAGTAACTATAAGCAGGACCTTCGTATAATGTATCTTGCTGTTCTTGTACTGTGTTATCCTTTGTAAGTTTTCTGTGCATTAACATTGCCGCACCCATGGCCGTTCCTGCATCGTTACTTACTGGTTCAACATAGATTTGAATGTTATCGTCTTTTAGTTGATCTAAATATTCATAGTTTGCTACACAGTTAAGTCCATAACCTCCACTAATAACAACTTTATTTTTACCTGATATTTCAACTGCACGTCTAATTAGTTTTACAACTTGATCCTGTGATTGTGTTTGTACAGCATAAGCCATGTCTCTTCTATTATCTAATTTGCTTACATCTTCATTATCGTGCGTTGCAAGATATTCAAACAAGTTATAGTTTACGTGAGCACCATTTGGATATGTAGGCACAATCATTTGTCTATCAGACAACGGCCACATACTGTCTTCTCTCCATAATTTTATATCACTAGGCTTACCATATGGAAATAATCCCATTGTTTTACCTGCTTCAATAAAACTAAAGCCACAGTATTCAGTTACTGCTTCGTATGTTTTTACAATACCTGCGTTCTCTGTAAGAAATGCATCATGTGTCCATTCCTTAGGTTCGTCATATAATTCACTTGACATATTTTTTAGATATTGTGATGTAATAGGACCGTTAGTACCTAGATGCTTGTACATAGTTTTAAAATTATCTGGATATGTACAATCGTATATTGTTTCTGTTTCCCATACAGTCATAGGTTCTTGATTTGTTTGTAAATCAATAAATGTTCCTGCACCATCTACAATAACTGCTACTGCTTGATCAAATCCTGATCTATAAAAAGCTGTAGCGGCGTGTAGCTTATGATGTATATGACTCATGTCAATAACTTGTGGGTGATTTTCTTCTGGGTTATAAGGCTTTCTGCTTATTAATCCCATCTTACGTGCAAGTCCTGTGTAAACATCGTCTCCACTAAAGTCTACTCTACCTGCTGTTCTTTGTAAATTTTGTGTGTGTGCAACACATAAGAAATCTAGTTTGTCTGTGTATTCTAAAATTTTCATCATAGAAGCATAAGGACCACCATCATATTTCTGACGTGTTAGTCTTTCTTCTTCTATTGCAAATACGATCTTGCCATCTTTTAATAAGCAAACACCTGCGTTGTGTCCTCTAGCAATACCGGCGATCCAAACTGGTTTCTTATCCATTTAAAATCCTCTATACTTTCTATCCCAATCTACTGTGCGAGTAATGTTTGCGATAGTTTCTTTGTAGTCGTTAGTTTTTGCACTATTAGTAGTATCTATCAAATTTTCTTGTTCTTTAGTTACGTTCTGGTTGTGATTATGTACCCAATCCAAGTGTTGATTAGGACTAGGATGTAGTTCTACCCACTTGTTACCTTGTTCATTTTCAAACCACCACTGTAAATCAGGTCTATTCCAAGCATGAATACCAATTGGACATAACCAATGATCTCCTTTAAGCACATCACTATATTCTTCTAAGCCAAACTCCTCAATACCGTTTGCAAGTTCTGGCGTGTTTCTTAAGTTTTCGCCATGTCCGGATTGATGTGGTATGTCTGTACCTAGTGTATTAAGATCGCTTATACTTGTAAAGTAAAATTCACAACCTGTAGATTCTAATAAACCTTTTGTTAATTCTATTGCGTGTAATGTATGTAAGAAATATGCTTTCTCGTCATAAAAAGTATCGATCCATTTTTTATCATATAGTTCTTCGTTCTGATAACTGAACATACTTCCTTTTGTTTGCCAAGGTTCTTTGTGTTTAAAGTTTAACCAGTCGTGTCTTAGATGACTAGTCCATTGTACTACAACTTGATCTTTGTGATTGAATTTATTTTTTATGTTACATTCTGCTACACGTTCAGCAATAGCACGATTACCTAAACCAGCATGACCCCAATTCTCGTAATAGTTTGCTTCGAGGCTCATGATGTCTGCCCATGTAGGCCAGTTCCAAGATGTATATGAACAGCCGAATGTATACAGCCTATCCATCTTATTCTTCTTGGTATTTAGGTCCTAGTTTAGGTCCGCCTTTAAGTCCGTTAGTAACTGACTCAACAATAATATCTTCAACTTTATCGTTCATTGCCATAACACCATCATTGGTTCTATCTGAAAACTCATCATGTGTAACTCTAATTGGACTGTAAGTTCTTGCACCTGCACCCATATCTAAAATATCAAAGTTTTCATCACCTGGATAAGAAACGTTAACAGGAAAAGTTGATCCAATTACTACTGTACATTTTTTATCTAGTGCATGGACCATGTGTTGTCCTGAACTATCACAACCTAAGAAGTAATCTGCATTTGCAATAATGCCAGCCCAATGTCTAAGGTCTGCACCCATAGGACTTGCTACTGCTTCTTTTACTTTGTGTTTAGAAAAGTCAATGCCAAACTCTGCCATATGAATTACGCCATATTTTTTAGAAAGTTTTTTAACAATATTAACTGAATTTTCAGCTTCAAAACTTCTACCACTGTAGTCTGAAATCATACCGTTTTCGTGTTGTGTTGTTCTACCAAATGGTTGGAATACTACTACCTTGTCTTTTTTAGTTTTTTCTCTAACTTCATCAACAAGTTTTTTACCAAAGATCATTTCTTCTTTGTTTAACTTAATTTTAGGTTTGTGTAGTTCACGTAAACCTTTTTTATTGATTGCAATATCATATGCTTGAGCAATACTACATAACTGATTATAATACTCCCAAACCCTGTAAGGCTCTGGTGTAATCAATTCACGTTCTTTTAACTTATCTGTAAATAAGCCTTTGTGCCAATGATCATATACTCTAGCATATAAAGTAGGATGACCTTTAAAGAAATCAGTACCTCCTTCACAAACAACAACAAAGTTATCATCTGGGTTTTCTTCTTGAAACTTTTCTAGAGCAGGGATAGATGCTATCACACGACCGGCACCGCCATTAATAAAAATAGCTGAACTTCTTTTATCTGTTGTCATTTATCATCCTTTTAACTGTGCGTAATTCATGCTTATATAACAAGCATTATACAGTTATTTAAAAGGAATTATATTAGGAAGTTTGTTTTCTGGCTGTGATAGTTCCAGCTATTCTAGTCTTGCCTTTAGCGTCTGTAGGCGCCGCAGGTAAGCCGTCAGCTACACCATCGTCGAATGGAGTACCGTCTGTGCTTAATCCTAATCTAGCTAGGTCTGTACCAAAGTAGTGTCCATCCATTTCTGGTGGAATCATATGTCCTGTTGAAGGGTGATATGTGTGTTCCATTAGCCAACCATCTGCTGGATTGTCTCTGTTATTAGCATCTGTACCATCTGGAACGTTATCACCTAATGTAGTTGATGCGTCCATACCGTTTACAACCGCACCATAACGTCCGGTTTGTCCTGGGAACTGATCGCTTTCGCCCCAAATACCTGGTTGTTTAGCTTTTGGTGATTGTGGAATTCTAACTTTCCAAGGATCAATACGTACTTTCTTTTCTAATTTAAATGTAGCACCTGTTCCTGTAGTAGAACTGTCACCTGTTTTAACAATAGTATATGCTACATTGTTAATAACTTTTGCTTCTTTCATGTGTCGAGCATTAAAGGCGTTACGTGTTCTAACACCAGTAATAGCACCGTCTTGTCCAATGCTTGTAACAATAATGTTTACGTCTAATGAACCACTAGCAGTATCAACTGTTGCATCTGGTTTCCATGCTTCTCCATCATTTGGATCTGCTTCAAAATCAAAACCTGGTCTTTGTCCCATTGGTGTTGATAAGTCATCTAATGTTCCTATTTGATCATTTGAATAACCTAATACAGTAGCATCAACTAATAAGTGATCGCCTACTGAGTAACCTGTTCCACCTGCTGTGATAGTAGGTGTCCAACAAGCACCATAAATTTCTGGTAAATCTCTTAATTCTTGTCTAAACTGTTTCCAGTTATTTGCTAAACTCTCTGGCATATCATCTGATAAGTGTGAGTCTGACCATGATAGTTGTGACCAACGTACTTTTTTAATTTCAGCCCAACCTGTGTGTGGCTTAATAAAAGGAAATTTTGTAGGCCATGCTTTTGCAACCGGATCATAAACAATTTCATCTCTATCGTATGTGTGATCTGGTGTAGGAACTTTAGGCTCAATATGCTTAAAGTAATTACCATTAATATCTTTTTGTGGTAATGTTTCTGTTACGTGTTCTCTACCTTCCAAGAATAATGTGTCTTGGTGTACTTCCATAAGCTCACATAGTAATGGATTTTCTTTACAGTCAACTAGAACCATGTACTCATGTGCTGATGGTACAAAACCTTCTTCAACTTCGTATGAGTATCTAACTTCTCCTGAACGTTTGTTGTCTACTTTTCTCATAAACACCCACATTTTTTCTGGGCCTTTATAAGTCCATTGACCTACTTTACCTTCTTTAGAAGTTGTATACAAATATGCATCGGGCATATCATATGAAAACTGAACTTCAATTTCGTTTCTTCTATTTACTGCGTCTAATCCGTGTCCCATAATTATATCCTAGTAGTATACCACATAAACAGCACCTTCGGCACCTGGTGATCCACAACAACATCCACCACCGTATGGTGATCCGTGTACTCCACCTCCACCTGGCCATGATCCAAATTGGTCACCTCCACGTGTACAACAACCGTTTGGTCCTATTCTTGGTCCTGATTGTGCCATTGGCGCAACCGGTGTAAATTGTAGTCCTCTGTCTCCACAATGCTGTGATCTTTGTGAAGAACCTGTGTAACTTGCAATACCAAAGTCAACGTTATTAGGTTGAATTTGACAGTTGTAACAGTTCATACAGCAACCATAACAACTAAAGTAACCATGACAGTGAGTACAGTTACTACAGTATCCACCACAAGCTACTGCACAGAAACATGAAGCACCTGTTGGTGTTCCCATAACAAAGCTGTTATGTCCTGCATAGTTATTACCTGCATATAAACAACATCCTGATCTACCTGCACAAATTGTGAATTGATCACCTGCTGTTACGTTTGTTGATTTAATAGCATATCCACCTGAGTCAGCTGGCATACCTTGCATACAGCAACATCCGCCTACGCCTGATGCTCCACCGCCCCACATTTCAAATACTGCAAAACTACTTCCTGAAGGAATTGTAAATAAGCAACATTTTCCACCGTTGTTATTACAACAAAATCTTGAACTTGGTGGTACGCCTCTAGCTTGTCTTGGCCATGCTTCGTTATGGTCATAATTCCAAGCATAACTTACTGTAAATGCTTGAGGAGCCTTAACGCCTGTATCATAGCCTGGTACAAAAGATCTTAAACTTGCCATTTATATACTCCCCTTATCCTATGTCGGATTGATAGTAAACTACTACTAATCCGCCTGCTCCCGGTCCACCACAGTAACAAGTACCGTTATGAGTGTGTAGTGTACCACCGCCTCCTCCTGGGAAGTCAGCTGGTCCGTCACTATCACGACCGTGTGTTTTATAACAATTATCTCTTGACATTCTAGCACTTTGTCCGCCGTATGGTGCTGATGTCATATTCTCCCATGATGAACTAGAACACATAGATGTTCCTGCTCCACCACCGTTGAATCCACAAATACTAAAATCTGCTCCTTTTACACAACCACATACGTAGTTAGGACATCCACAATGTCCGCCCCATGCAGTTCCAAATCCGCAAGTAGCACAACCATATCCACCTCCTGATGAGCATAAACAGAAGTAACTTCCGTCACAGCAACCAGTACCTGAACAAGCATAACTACCACAACCTGTACAACCCATTACTGGACGACAGCAACCCGCCGATCCTGCACATAAGGTAAATCCTGCACCTGGTGTAATTTCTGCAATTTTTCTTCCGTAGGATCCTGAACCTCCAGGGAATCCAGCCATACAACAACAGCCTCCGCCGCCGTCTCCGCCTGCTCCCCATGTCTCAAAAGCCGCCCACTTCACATCTGATGATGCTGTCCATAAACAACAGCAACCTGGGTTACTATTACGTGTTGTGTCCATACTAGTATGATAGACATACACAGTACGTAACGACAATGCCGTTTCGTTGCCCCCTAGTTGAAGTAAAGATCTTAATGCAGACATTAGTTTACTCTCCTATTATCCTATTCCTACGCCATCGTCAGCGGGTGGTTCAGCAAATCCGCCCACAACTGGTTCTTCTGGAAACTTAACCATGTGTGCTGGATACTCATCTGATTCACCTTTTTTCCATGTAACCGGAATATCTCTTAATTTTTGTCTAAAGTCGATCCACGGTTGCTTAATAGCATCTGGTGAATCACTAGCAACTTTTGAATCAGTTGCATCTAGACGATCGTTTCTTAACGTAATCAATGTTGCCCAAGTTTGCCATGGTTGTTTCCATGTCAATGTCCAATCACCAGTTCCTATATCATGAGTAGAAAGTGTTCTCTCATATGCGTGATCTGGATATGGTGGCCACGGATTCTGATAGTTTCCATAACCTGTTGGTAGTGCAACTGTTACTTGCTCTTGTGCAATAGTTACTGCGTGTGGTAAAAATATAGCACACATTAAAGTATCTGCACCTGCACAATCAAGTTCTACAATACGTTCACCGTCTGGTGCTGTATCTGTACTTGGATTGTAATGAAAATCTTCATCAGGTGGTTGTTGAGCGTCTGTATTCTTGTTTGTTGCTTCATCTACGAACACATACAATTTGTCTGGTCCTGTATATGATGCTGTAGCGGTATCTCCGTTCGAGTTTGTTTGAGCCAAATACTCGTCGGGGATATCATATGTAAATGTTTTTGTAATTTCTGTAGCCATTTTATCTTCTTCCTTTGTATTTAGTCATATGTTTAACTGTATGATACTTTTACCATTCCTCCAGAACCCCAGTGACCCCAACAGCAACCACCACCGCATGATGTTCCGTTAAAGCCTCCGTCTCCTGGATATGGTTGAGCACATCCCCATCCACAACCCGAACACGTCATCGGCTTACCGCAGTAATCTTTGCCGTGTCTAGTCATTCCACCTTTTGGTGGTCCACTTACATAATCCCACATTTGGTTGTGACAATAATGTGTATGTAGTGGTGCGTTTCTAGAGTGTCCTAATCTAAAGTCACCTTGTGTTCCTCCTGAAATACAAGAACAACCAAAGCAACAGTTGTAGGCATAGTGAGCATGACAGTTTGTTCTTCCTGTACATCCACCTCTAGCACACGTTGTTGAAATACCTGAACCACTTACAAATGAAGTTGATCCATCATATCCCAAGCAATCTCTTTCGCAACAGTTTCCGTTACCTGCCGCACAAATTGTATATTGGCATCCTGGTGTAGTGTTCACTGATCTTATTGAATAAGATCCACCGCCTGCGTTTTGTGAACTCCACATACAGCAACAAGCACCGGCTCCCGCCGCTCCTGCGCCCCATAATTCAAACGTCACATTCTTAATTGACGCTGGTACAGTCCATAGACAGCAACAGCCACCGTTGTTAATACCTCTATTATTATTATAGACGTAGTAAAACTTCGTTGGTACTGAAGCACCTTCTATTTGGTCTCCCATTAATACTCTGAGGTTTGCCATAATTTGTTTCCTCTCTTACGTTCCTGAAATAATCCAACCGTAGGTTGATCCAGTATAAATCATTGTAACCGCAATATTGTTAATGTCTAGCACCAAGTCCTCGCTTAAATTCTGAATCTTACTACCGTTACGACTTAATGTTACGTTGTTTGTGTTAAACGAACCCGTTACGTCGACGATTTGAACTACATCATTAACCAGTAAAGAACTGTTTAATGGTAGAGTCACTGTAAATGCTCCACCTGATGAGTTAGCAAGAATACGATCATTAACCGTGGCAGTGAAAGTAGTACTTACGTTACGGATAACACTACTTGCAGTTCCAGTTGTTGATATATATCTTCCCATTTTATCTTCCTTTTATGTATTTATCTATGCTGTTGATGTTTCAATGCCCATCGCTACAGCACTTACGTTAACGGCACTCGAGTATACTACAAGTATTTGCCCTGCCGCCAATGCAATACCTGATCTTTCTAATACCCCTTTGGGTAACAACTCTACATCATACTCTATGTATTCGCTGTTTACGGGTGTTCCCGCACTAGCAACCGCAATTCTAACTGACACAGCCGCATTCCCTCTGTTACATATTGAACAAGTAACAATTGAAAAAGTGTTAGTTGGACAAGTGTAAAGAGAAGTATCTGTAGCCGCCGCCAAATCTGCGTGTCCTAATCTTCCTGTGGCCATAATTTAGTCTCCTTTTAACTCAATATAAATTGTTGCATCGCTACCGGTGATCCACTAATACCACCAGTAAAGTTCATTGTTGCAGTTATATTTATCGGAACCGCCGTCGTTGTTGTAATCGTGTTTCCGCTAATATGTACTACACCAGCTGTAACTGTATTTACGTTCAATTCTGAAGCACCGCCACCAATTTGGGAGGTAATATATGTCTTAATTGCCTTCTGTGTTGGCACAATGCTATCACTATTTGCTGTAAATGTTCCATCTGTACTAAACTCGTTAATTGTAGCACCTGTTCCACCTAATGCAACACTACCAAGCTGTAGTTCTTGTAATCCTGAAATACTAAATGCATCAGCATTTAGGGTAGCAATACCAGTTGCCTGTTCAACGTTGAACAATCCACCAACTCTAAAGTTACCATCTTGGTCAGTTGACGTAAAGAATACTCTTCCGCCTCCACCAGTAACTGCTTCATCTAATGGATCTGATGGTATAGTTGGTGTTCCAGGATAATTTGTTGTAGTAAATCCACCTGTACCAATATCTAGGAAGTCATGTCCTGTCAAACGTACCTGTGAATATCTAATTCTCATCTCAACTTTTACACCATGTGCTGGTGCATTGTCAATTTCTTGATCTGGTGAAATTTGTAATAGTGCCGCGTATGGTCCTGACCCTGTCAAGTTCGTAACACTAACAAGTTTAAAGAATATGTTTGGCTGATCAGCAAGTACTACGTTAGCACCCGCTTGTGGTATGGCTAACATACCTTCAACCTGTACATATTTTCCAGATTGTTTTGCATCTCTGTAACCAGCACCAAATGTAATCTTACCACCTGAACTATAAGCTGTTCCAGTTGTAAGTACTGCTGGGAATAATAAATCTTTATCAATATAAAGTTGTAAAGTATTTGCATCAATAACTTTTACATAATAGTTGTTTGCATTAATCTGTGTTGTACCACCAACTTCTTTAATTGAAATTTTTGTTCTGTCTAACAAGTTATGTGTTGCAACTGTTAAGTTAACCACACCAGGTCCTGCTGGGAAACTATCTGCCGCACCTAAACCGTTATTAATTACTTCAGTTATAAGTGCAAACAATTCTGCAACTTTAGTTTGTGCCGCCGCTTCACCATTGTTACTGTTTGTAGTTTGTGAAGTTACTGACTGTAAAGAAGTGTAAGCCGCATTATCCATTACGTAATCATTAATAATTACTTTTGCTTGTAACAATGATAATACTGTTTGTGTTTGTTGTCCAGTTACTTGTGATTGTGTACCAATCCAGTAAGCCTTAGCCGCCTTAAGTGTTTCTCTAGTTCCACCAAACTTAATATCATGTAACATAGCGTCAATGATTAGTTTAGTATCTCTTTCACACTTAACTGAATCGTAAATAAATCCACCCCAAGTAGTTGAGTTTGGTTCTGTAGCAATCTTATTGTTAATCCAAGCCACTGTTTCATCTGCAATATATTCTTTGTTTGCAGTTAATAATATTTCTGCATAAGGATTAGCAGTAAAGGTAACACCTGTGATATCTTTTTCTTGACCTACATCTTCAATAGTTGCACTTAAAGTTGTCCAACCTGTACCTCTTGAAGTAAATGCCGGTTGTGCTAATACACCATCACCAACAAATGTTTCTAATGGAGCATCTGCTGTATTGTTAGGATCTGTAAATGTTACTGTTGGTGCAGTTGTATAAGAACTTCCTGGGTGGATAATTCTTACTTCACTAATTTTTCCATCTGCAACTTTGGCTCTACATAATGCAGTTGATGTTGCTGTTGATCCATCATTTCCTGGAGCCTGTACAACAACTCTTGGCTCAACACTATAAACTGTTGTGTTGTCTAACGCGGCTTCAATAGCTCTACCACTTACAATTTGTTCCCAACCATCACTGTTGTCTGAATATTTTTTAATTGTAGCAACTTTAGTACCTGCGTTGTATGTGTTAACATAACCATACTGTCCAGCACCTTTACCACCTGTAATGAATACTGCCATTCCAACATACGCCGCACTTAACGCCACGTCAGTGTTGGATAAAGTAATTTCTGTTGCGGTACCTGCCTGTGGAGTGTTAGTTGCAGTTTTGTAATCAGCGCCACCAAATGTTGTAGCGTCACCTGTCATTCTAACTTCCATTAAACCACCTGTTACTACAACAGGAGTTAATCCTGTTATACCATAACCGTCACCACTGAAACTAATTGTTGTTGTGGATGGTGTGTAATCTCTTCCTGCATTTTGATATTCTATTGCAATGATATTATTGTTATCAGTTATAGTTGCACCTACAAGTGCATCAAATGATCTGTTATCAACAAATGCTTCAATTGGTGATTCTGTTAAATCAACACCTTCTGCAACACAACCAAAGTCACCATATGAACTGTTACCGTTGGTTCCTCTAATTTTTCCGCCGTTTTCTGCTAGGTATCCAATGTGTCCGTAGTATGAGAACACGGAAACAAGCTCTGCTCTACCTAAGTTAGTTACCCAAGCACCAATACCTTGATCTAAGATCTGTGTAAAGTCGTTAGCAACGATCGAATCGTTACCACCTGCGTGTATATCTCCATCAACTTTCATTCCAACACATTTTGTACCAAAAGTTGTTACGTTTTGTACGTATGGTGAACGTGTTGATATCCAAGCTCTTGTATCTGCTGGTCCCCAACTTGGGTTAAGTGAAACAAAAGCACCTGCTGTTGGACGTTTAGATCCATATGCGTTTGCACTACCTAATGTTCCTGATAATCCTTTAACAGTACAGTTTCTTAAACCAGTACCGTTTTCCATGTAGAACATATCTTCTAAATTAGATCCTTGGATCGCATTTACTAGATATCTTGCCGCTAATACTGAATTGTAGTTTCCGTAATCTCTTACATCATCTAATATAGCTTCTATGTAACGTTTTAAATCGTCTTTACATTTTGCACCGTGAGTAGAACCATATGTTGCTTCTTTCTCCATGTACATTTTTGTATTGTTTGCTTTAATATATTCTTGACCTTCTTCAATGATAAAGTCTAAGTTAGCATACAAAGTACCTCTAGCATAAACATCGCCTGCTCTAGCATTCGTTGTAGTTTGTCCTGTTACAACAATGTCTGAACCTACACCGTTTACACCAAAGTTAATTTTGTTAGTGATATCATCAATTAAACCAGTCATAGTAGTTACTGCTGTTGCATCACCATCTGGTAAAGCATCATTTTGTGTTTGTGTATTACCTGCGGCAATCTCCGAAACGTCACAAGTAAAGTTTGCTCCGCCTCCGCCACCTAGTACTGAGTCGTTAATTGTAATTGTATCGTTAAGTACGTGTCCTGATCCACCAGTAACAACTGTTACTGCTGTTACGGCACCATTTGCATCAACAGTTACGTCAAACGTACCAACTGTTCCTGATCCTGCACTTGCTCCTGCAACACCTGTGTAGCTACCTTGTGTTCTACTTGCGTCAGCGGCACTAAAAGTATCAACTTTAACCATTGCACCTGCTGGTGTTTTTGTAATTGCGTTACCTAAAATTAAATCACTCATAACAGCTTTGATTCTAGTTAAAGCCGCCATTGAAAGTGTAGCATCATTTGTTCCTGTTATACCTGTTGGGTATACACCAATCTCTGTTGAACGTAGTTCGTCACCAACAACTGCTGTATCTGCCGGTACAATCAACGGAAGTACTTCTGTAAATTTTCCTGTTTTAACAAATAATGTTGTGTTTGGTTTTACTTTAGGATTTAATCCTGTTAAGTTTCCTGCTGTAATAACTTCTGTAATAGTAGCAAGTAAGGCCGCAATTATTGTTGTATTTCCAGTCTCTGGTGATAGAGCTGAAGTATATTGTAATACTCTTGCGTTTACGGCAATACCGTTTAATGCTTGGTAATTTGTTGTAACAGTTAAGTTCTGTGCAATTCTTTGCATCATTGTATTTGCGTAATTAATAACTTCTACTGTATTTGCTTCTTGTCCTGCAACATATGAAGCACCACCTGTGCTAAAGTATGCCTGTGCCATCTCTCTTGAACGCTCATTACCACCATGTCTTAAATCATGTATGATTGCGTCAGTGATTAATCCCATATCTCTTTGACATTTTGCATTGTCAAAAGTAAAGCCGTTCCAAATACCACTACCACCTGCATTTGCAATTTGGTAAGCTGGATATTCTTTACCTGCTTCAACTTGAATAAAGTGTTTGTTTCTTGTTAAAATATCTGCTAGAATTGGATTTCTTGGTCCACGTTTAATTTCACGTAAACTATGTCTTAATGTTTTCCAAGGTTTGTCAATAGTAACACCATATCCTGGTGCCGCTTCATCTTTACCTGCTGGACTTACATAATAAACTTGATCTACTTGTCCAAAATATGACCATTCCGGAGCATTCCCGGCGTCATTTACTTTTAATACCTGTCCTGCAATACCTACTGGTAATCTAGCTGGTCCTGATCCACCGTAGTACAATAAGTCACCAGCAGTTGTTAAGTTGCCTGACTCAGCACCACCTGAAATTAATTTCCATTCACTACCGTCAACATCTTGATCTGGTCTGTTCTGTGCAGAAGTTTGATCTGATGTATGTGCAGTTACACAAATATAAGAGTTAACGTTGTTAATACCTCTAACAGCATCACCTACGTCATAGTAAGTTGCGTTAGTCCAACTGTCTCTCCAGTTAATACCTTCGTTAAGTTTTTCCCAGTAACTTGCGTTTGGTGGTCTGTTACCTGTTGTATCTGCTATTGCAAGATATGTGTAACCACCAACTCTAACAACATCACCTGTTCTGTATGATGTGTTGAAAGATAAAGCAACATCGTTAGTTAAACTCTGTGCTGAACTTAATACTAAATTATTTTGATCTGTAACTGTTGTTACTGTAACTACACCTGAAATACCTGTTCCAGTTACTACCATGCCTTGTGCAATAGTACCAACGTTACCGTCAACTACTAATGCAGTTGAACTTGAAGTTGTACCGTTAACTGCCGCTGTTGCAGTTGCGTAGTCACCTTTTAAACTAAATCCTGTTGTAAATAAATCCCAAGTTGATGCGTTACCATATGGAACAACGTTACTGTGATTTGTTTTTGCAATATAAGAGTAACCACCGTATGTTACAAAGTCACCTGCTTGGTAAGTTGTTGAACTTGCCCAAGAATCTTCAAACTCTAATCCTGGAACAAATTGTGACCAGTTAGTTGTTTGTGTAATTGTTGCAACATTAAAAGTTAAAGAAGCACCTGTGCCTCCAATGAACCCGTTTGTTACTGTAATTGTATCTGAAGCTGAGTGTCCTGATCCGCCAAATGTTACTGTAACAGTTGCCGCACCTGTACCATCAATGGTAATATTAAATCTTTGTCCTGTACCTGATCCACTGCTTGAACCTTGTATGTCTTTATATGTTCCTGCTGTTCTAGTTGCATCAGCGGCACTAATTGATCCTACTGTTGCAACAACGCCAGTTACTGCATTGTCACTTGCTAAATCTGTTCCACCGGAAGTGTGATGTCTTGTTGCAATCCAAAGTCCGCCACCATACTTAACAACGTCATTAACTTTATATCTTGTTGCTGTTGCGTGTACTGATTTGTATTCAATACCTTTGTGTGCGTAATCCCATTTGTATTGATCAACTTCAAGTCCTTCTGCGGTTGTTGCCGCTGATAAGTGACCTTCGTTACAAATGTAAAGTTGTCCACCGTAACGTACTGTGTCGTTGATTCTGTATTTTGTAGATACTATCCAGTCTGTTTTCCAGTCAATACCTTTTGAAAATGTGTCCCACTTGGCTTGATCTGCTTCTAATCCATCTATGTCTGTGGCAAATGTACCTGATGAAGTGTGTGGAGTTGTACAAAGGTAAACTGTTCCACCATATTTTACTAGGTCATTTATTTTATAAGTTGTTGCAACTGTCCAAACGTTTTTCCAATCAAAGCCTTCTGCAAATAAATCCCATTTAGCCTGATCAGTTTCTAGTTTACCAGCCGTTCCACCATCAACTTCTGCTGTGTGAGCCGTGTTGGCAACATATAGATAACCACCATACTTAACAATGTCGTTCTGTTTGTAGTAAGTTCCTGCTACCCAGTCACCTTGCCATGATTGACCATCACTGAATAAGTTCCATTTTGTAGCTTCGTCTGTTGTGAATAATGTAGTTGAAGTATGACCAACGGCACAGTAGTAAGTTCTACCGCCGTGTCTTACGATATCGTCTTTGTAATATGTGGTACCTGATGCCCATGCACCTTTCCATACAAACCTAATTCTACCTAGTTTAAACTCAGCCATTGTGTTTTAAATCCTTATTACTGTTATTTATCATTATTGAGTACCACCGTATCCGTTTCCACCGTCGTTATAGTATCCATCTGACCCCTCAAAGTCATCTGCAAATTCCATCAACATGGCATTATCCGCGTTCATATTATTGAATGCAGTTGCAACCATAGTTCCTGCTGGAATATGTGAGCTAAAGACGGCCACCGGAATATTAATTGGTAATCCACCAGTATTTGATAAGTGGTTAATTTGACTAAACTTACAAGTTCCAGCCGTTAATGCGTTTGCTGAAACGTTTGCTCCACCACCGCTTATTCTTGATTGTATGTATGCCGCCACAGCTTTCTGTGTTGGAACAATACTGTTGCTATTAGCAACAAATGTTTGCTCTTTTGAGAACTCTTTAATAACTGCGTTTGTACCACCAAGTATAAATGCACCCAATCTTAATTCATCTAGTCCTGCTAGATCAAACTGTGAAGCATTAATTGTAACAATACCTGTTGACTGCTCAACTTTAAATAGTTCACCAACTCTAAAGTTACCATCTTGGTCTGTACTTGCATAGAAAACTCTACCACCATTGTATTCTTGTGTTTCCCAAGGTTGTTCTGGTGGGTTAACTGATCCATACCCTTGTGTGTAAAGCTGTGGATAGTTAGTAGTTAAGGTACTACCTGTACCAATGTCTAGGAAGTCATGTCCTGTTAATCTAACCTGACTATAATTTTGTCTAATAGTAATCGCTTCGTTATGTTCTGGCGATTCTTGAATACCCATTGTTGGAGCAATACTTAATTTTGCTCTTATGTTTGGAGCAGTTCCTGATATAGTTGTTGCTGTACCAATCTTGTAAATGATATCTGTAATACTTGGGAATCTTAAGTTATCACCTGGGCTTGGTAACAATGTTAAGTCGTCAACAATTATTTCACCACCTGTTTGATACTTGTCAATATAACCATTACCAGTAATTGTTACTGCGTTAAATTTAGTGTAAGCCGCACCTCTGTTTTTAAATGCCGGTTGTCCTAATACTTTATCTTTAATTCTAACTTGTATAGTAGCTTCTTGAGTTTTTTGTGTATCAACAATTTCTATTGTAGGTGGACTAGCATTGTCATATCCACTTCCTGTTTCGTGCATAACAAATTGTGTAATTCTACCTGTGTCAGTAGTTACTCTCATTTGAGCTCTTCTACCATACTTGATTGAATTAACAGTTGCCGTTGAACCTGTGTCAATTACTAAGAATCTAGGTCCATCACCACCTGTCATTGGATTTACTTTAGCTCTGAATGTTCCTGCTGGTGGAGTAATCTGTGAGTGTGTTACCCAAACATCGCCACCGTCTGAACTTCTAATGTTACCTGCGGTGTCTACGGCCATAAACAATCCATCGCTGTAGTCTAAGCCCCATGCTAGTTCGTTTATGATACCAGAACTTTCTACACCTCTCCAAGTTGCATTATTAGTACCTTCTGAATAATTTGTAAAGCTAACAAAGAACGTTGATGGTTGACCAAACGTTGCTGTTGTTGCCGAACTTCCATCACTAATCATTGTTGATGGAATTGCAGGGTTAAATGGAAATGCCGCTGTTCCGTTTGGTTGTACTGCCGCTACAAATACTCCATTACCATATGCAAAGTCTGTTACATTATAAGTTGTTGGACAAACTCTTGTTGTTGATTGCCAGTTTAGTCCGTTGTCAATACTTTCATAAGTTGAACCATCTGCCTTAACAGCTATCCACTTACCATTACCATATTTAATATGTTTTAATCCTGTTCCCATACCTGAAGTTACATAAGTCCAAGTAGTTCCGTCTGTTGTTGATACAGCTAATTCATCTGAGTCATCTGCTATTGCAATTACTGTATGTGATGTGTCACTAAATGGTCCTTCAGCTATGTCTACCCAGTTACGTTGTGTAATTGGATATGGTTGTGATCCCCAGGCTGTACCTGCTGTTGACAAGTTAGCTCTGTCTCCATTACCTAGTGCAATAAAGTATTTTAATTTACCTTTACATTTTACCATACAAGTCGGTCTTACAAATCCTGCATCAACTGCCGCCGCTGACCAACTTGATCCACCTGCGTCACTGTATAGTGCAAGGTCTGTTCCACTACCTGGAAATGCTACCATTGTACTTCCTGTACCACCTGCAACTGGTTGCCAAACATTTGTGTTGTTTGTGTTATTTGCCTGTGCAAGATAAGTTGGATCTTCAGCTATAATTCTTGGTTCAATTCTATAAGTTGTTGAACCGTCTAAACTTGTTTCAATTGGCCAACCCGGAACAACATGGTCCCAACCACGTTTTCCATCTGACGCTCTAATAACATTTAATCTTTTAGTACCAGGGAAATATTCATCTATAATTCCATACTGGCCAACACCTTTACCTTCTTCAATAAAGATCTGCATTGACTTACTAATAGTAGCAACATCAAATGTTAATGGTACTCCACCAAAGTTACCAATGTCTAGGTCAGCAACTGTAATTATGTCACCAACTCTAAAACTGTCTCCACCGTTGGTTGCTGTAACTGTACAAGTACCGCCAGAATCAACAACAATAGTAAATCTCATTAATGAAACATTTGCAAATGGATTGTTTGATGTACCCGGAACGTTTGTATAAGTGTAAGGTGCATCTAAAGGGTTACCTACTCTAGTTGCATCTGCTCCTGAAACATTGTTTACTGTAAGTATAGCTCTACCTACATATTTTGCCGCACTTGTTTCTGCGTCTGAGTTTGCAATAGTAATATCTAAGTTTGATCCGCCTTGTCCAGAGTTTCTTACACCTGTTACGTGTCCTCTACCACCTGGTAAACTTGAATCACCTGGATCCATCATTCTTATTTGAGAAATACTTGCGTTACGTTGTTCAATAAAATCGTTATCAACATCTACACCTGATCCTGAACCAGTAATTGTAAATGTAGCATCATCATAGTGCTCACCTGCGTGTGTAAATCCTAATCCAAAGATTTGGTTTGCGTTGTTATAAACAACTGGTGCTTCTGCATCATAGTATTTGTTATTAAGTGTAGCAGTAATAGGTGTTTCTCCTGAAAATTCACCTTCTGCAAATGATCCGTATTTTCCATATGAGTTGTTACCGTTAGTAGCACGTATCTTACCACCTGCTGTACAATAATAACCTATGTGTGCAAAATATGTAAACACAGATACAAGCTCTGATTTACCATCTGCATTACACCACATACCAATACCGTCACTTATTACCTGTGTAAAGTCGTTGGCTACGATTGATTTATTACCACCGTTGTGTAACGCACCATCAACTTTCATTCCTATACAGGCTGTACCTATTGTTGTAACGTTTTGTACATAAGTTGATTTGTTTGTAATCCATACACTAGTGTCTGCTGGTCCTGATCCTGGATCAAGTGCCACGTAAGCACCTGTGTTAGGAACCTGTGCACCATAGTTGTCTACACTTCCTAGTACACCACTCATACCTTGTAGTGTCATGTTTCTTATTCCACAACCATTTCTAACTCTAAACATATCGTTAGTTTCGTAACCTACTTGAGGTTGTATAGTTGTACTTCTTAATTCATCTCCAACAATAGCAACACCTGCCGGAACTTGTATAGGAGTAATTTCCTCATAAAGTCCTGTTGCTACAAAAATTGTAGCTGGAGCTCTGTTGGCCTCATCTTGTAAAATATATTGTGTAGCATATTTTACTGAAGCAAATGGAGCCGAAATTGTTAAACCAAATCCTGTATCATCTTTACCGTTTGTTGCAACATAGTAAACCTTGTTAACTTCACCTAGTCGTTCCCAAGCTGGTACTCCACTAACAACTTTTAATGCTTGTCCTGGACTTCCAATAGATAATTTATCATGGTTGGTACCATCGTGTGTTCTTAAATCACCTCTGTATTGTGTTACGTTGTTTGGATTACCTTGTGCTAGTGTTATCCAGTAACTGTTTGTTGTATCTTGATCTGGAGTAACAAGAGTTGAATCATCACCTGCGTGTGCTTGTATACATTTGTAAGAAGTTGATTTGTGTACAACAATATCTCCAAGCACGTATGCCTGTGCCGCAAACCATTCTCCTCTGTAATATGTTCCTGTAATTAGAAGTTGCCAGTACATACTAATTCCACCTTCTGTGGATCTAGTTGAACCTGGATCGTAATATCCTCTAAACTCTGGATCTAATGCATCTGGTTGTTGGTTAGTACTATCTTGTACAGCAATATAAACAAAACCTTTGTTTCTAACAACATCACCTGTTTTATAATTTGCTCCTGAATCCCATTCACCTTGCATTTGGTAACCGGTAATCATTAACTCCCAGTCATATAAACCTTGTAAACTTTCGCCTTCATAGAACACACCAGTAACACTTGGAGGACTTCCTGTGTTGTTAGTCATAGATACATAAGTGTATCCTCCGTATATTACAATGTCTCCTGGTTGGTAAACTGCCGCATTATTCCAAACAGCTTCATAACCTAATCCAGGCATCCATATATCAAATTTTGCTTCGTCGAAATCTGTTAATGAACTGTGATATGTTTTACATTTCCATAGTGTTGGACCATACTTAACAATGTCACCTATTCTATATCTAATACCTGACGAGTCTAAGTTACTTTGCCATTCACCCTTGTAAACAATACCTTCCCAAATGACATCCCACTTGGCTAAATCTTGTTCTAATCCTAATATAGTTGTCGAGGCAGATGTGTGTCCTGTGTTACATCTGTACATAAGTCCACCGTAACGTACAATATCATCTTTCTTATATCTACTAGATACTGTCCAGTCTAATTTCCAGTCATCACTTCTTGAAACTATATCCCATTTATCACTGTCTTGTTCTAGTCCTGCAACTGTTGTTGAAGAAGTATGCTCTGCTAAACATTGGTATAAAAATCCACCGTACTTAACAACGTCATCAACTTTGTAAAGTGTTGAGTTGGTCCAATCAATTCTCCAGTTAGGAGTTTTTGCGTAACCAATTAATTTACCTAAGTCTTCGCTAATACCGTTTGACGCTAATTGATCTGAAACGTGTTCTTCTAAAACTCTATATACAACACCGTTGTATTTAAATAGGTCACCAACTTTGAATCTTGTGTTTACGTCCCAGTTGCCTCTCCAAGCATAACCTTCTGCATTTTTTAACCACTTACCTGGAACTGCATTTAAATCTGTTGAAAAACTTGTTTGATCGGAAACGTGTCCAACCATACAAATATAAACGTTACCACCTTCACGTACAATATCATCTTTGATGTACGTTGCTCCTGGCAACCAAACGTTTTTCCAGTTATATCTTATTCGTGCTAGATTAAATTGTGCCATTATCCGTTATACCCTGTTGCTGGTGCTCCAAATACTAAATGGTCTCCTGAAACACCATTGTCATATTCGTATTTTGTGTTAACTCTTAAAACTAGTTCGCCCTCTGCATTTACGTAATAGTAAATGTTCTTGTCGTCCCAACGCATTTGTTCGTAAAGTAAGTTATCAAAAACTAATACGTGGTTTGGATTTCTACCTTCAAAGAAGTCTTCACCTGATTGAAATTCTGTATAGTTACCGTCAGTACCACCTGGTCTGTTAATCTGTGCTTCGTCTGTTGGAGATGCCATGTCTACCTTTTGAATAAACATTTGTCCATCATCGTCTCTACGTAATGCGTAGAAATAACGTTCGCCTGAATCACCGCTTAATGGTGCTTGTCCTACGTAATTAAAACTCATTATACAATCTCCACATAACTTAAGATTACATCAACAGCATCATTTTGATCTGCTGTAACATAAACTATATTTGCCGCCGGTAAAACTAATTTTTCACCACCGTTGATTGCACGTAAACTGGCATTCGGAGCAATCATAACATCTTTAACATAAAATCCAGTAACTGATGTATCATCTTTAATAGTAATACTAACTCTTGTATTACCATCTAATAAGTTTGCCACAGATAAACCAATAGCAGTAACTTTAGAACCTGCAGGTACTTCGATAATCTCTACCGGTACTAGTCCTACACTCTTTACTATCTTATTTCTAAAAAACGTTGCCATTCTATTATCCTAAACTCAATACTAATTCTAACGCGATGTTTTGTGCATCTGTTTGAGAAACTGCTCCAGAACTACCTGCAACTGTGTCCCATACTGTCCCATCATATATTTCTAGTCTTCCATCTGTTGTGTTCCAACGTGTCATTCCTAAAACAGGACTTGGGTGACGTTGAGAACCTGTACCAGCTGGAACTATAAATGCATCTGTACCTTCAATTTTAAAGAATCCAGTACCTGGGTCTAACACACTTGTAGCACCGCTACTAGTGTTATTTATAGTACTTCCGCTGATATTGAAATTGTCTATTTGTACACCGCCTGTACCGTTCGGAATTAGGTTTAAATCCGTATCCGCAGTAGTTGTACTAATAGTATTTCCGTCAATTTGTATGCTATCTACGTTTAATTTAGATACATTAAATTCTGTTTCTGTAATACTAGCAATTTGATTACCGTTTGAGTAAAATCTAATAGTATTATCATTTGCACCAGGTGTTAATTCTGCTGTAATATATGTGTCAGCATCTAAATCATACACACCTGTTAACACAATCCAGTTACCATCATAACCTTCAAACTTTGCAGTAGTTGTGTTGTAACGTATCATACCAATTGCTGGTACACTTGGTCTTTGAGCTGTTGTACCTGCTGGTATTCTTACTGAGCCCGTAGCATTAACGTTAACAACACCGCTACCTGGATTAAACACCATGTCCGAAGATGCAGTTTCTAATCTGTTTGCCTTCATTAAGAAGTCGTCAACAATAATATATCCTGATCCGTTTGTTCTTAATTCTAAGTCTGCGTTTGATACCGTGTTTTGTATTACGTTTGTATCTATTTGTAAATCATCAATGTAGGCCGCTGATGCGTGTATGCTATTCCACTTTTTAGTTGGAGTACCTAAATTGTATACTGCACTTGCGTCTGGTTTTAGGTCTGAAGTAATACCTGCTGTAATGCTAATAGTATCAGTATCATCATCACCTATCTGTACGTTACCTGAAATTGTAATGTCACCATCAGCAACTAAATTTCCTGTGATATCTATGTTACCTGTAACTGCTAAATCGCTTTGTATATCAACCTTACCTGATCCGTTTGGAATAATATCAATGTCTGCATTTGATACAGTTGATGAAATAACGTTTGTGTCAAATCTTAAATCGTCTACTTCTAATGTTTTTAATGAAGTTACTTTGTCTGAGCCAACAGTTGTTAAGTTTAAATCACCTGATACTGAATCAATAGTGTTACCACTTATTCTAACATTACCTACGTATGCTGTTCCTGTTGTAATTAAATCTGTTGATCTTGTAGTGCCGTTTATATCTAAGTCGTATTGAGGAGTCGCAGTCTTAACACCGATTCTACTGTTACTAACATCCAAATAAAGTAAATCCGTTTGAAATGCCAAATCCACGCCATTACGCAGAAGGTTGGACTTCAAAAGCGGACCTGATATACGACCTACAGCCACTTGTTTCTCCTAATACGGGGATCCTGTCCCTCTAACCTGATTGCATTGCCGGTTAACCGCAGTATTGTCCCATAAAACGTCTTCGGGTATCTCTCCTTCAGATGGTCTTGTTCTATGTTAATAGTATTTATCGTTTTTGGAATTATCCTAGTGCTAAGGTATAGATATTAGTTAATTCTTCCATATATTCTGTGGTTACAGAATCACCTGCACCTGACACGTTAGCCCACTGAGTTCCGTCCCATGTTTCTAAGTATCTTAGTACAGTATTGTATCTGGTCATACCTAGTTGTCCAATAGGTCTGTCAGTAACACCACCTGCTGGTATTTGAAATCCACCAGTTCCACCGAATTGTACAACTCCTAAATCAGTGCCAAGGGTACTGAATACCATATCTCCTGATCCTGTGTTTGTAATAGTGTTTCCGTTGATTTTTAAATCACCTATATTAACTGTTCCTGTTCCATTGGCTGTAAACACAATGTTCTGGTTAGCCGCCGAACTTGAAATATTTGCATTATCAATAGTAACGTTACTCTGTGAAATTAGTTTGTTTGTAACTAATCCTTGGTCTGTAAGTGTAGTATTTGTTGCAGAATTAGTAACAAAGCTAAAGCTGTTATCATTGTTTGCTAATACATAAGTGTTTCTATCTTCACTCCATATACCTCTCAAAGGTGTATATGCAGTTGAAAATAATTCAAAGAAATTTGTAGTTGTATTATAACGCACATCATTTGCAGTACTTGGTCTTTGTGCTTCTGTACCTGCTGGAACTTTCAAAGCACCTGTTGCCGTAATGCCTATATCATTTCCACCTGGCTGTAATACTATATCATTTGATCCTGTGCTACTTAAAACATTTGCACTAAAACGTAAATCCTCAACTACAATAGCACCAGTGCCTGATGGTCTAATGTACATATTAGCATTGAAAGATTTTGTAGTTATAACGTTAGTATCAATGTTTATATCACCGATATCTGCCATACCTGAATTAATATCATTCCAACGTTTTGTGGTACTTCCTAGATTTAATAAATCTTCTGTTCTGTTTGGAACCAAGTCTTGTTGGAATCTAACAAAGTCAAAGTCAACTGTATCAGTTGATTGATTACCTATGTCAAAGTTACCACCTACTGTTACGTTACCTGGAATAACAACGTTACCTGTTGCATTAACGTTACCTGTTACTTTTGTATTTTTTAAGAAATGTACCTTACCACTTTGGTTAGGATCAAAAACAATATCATCATTGTTTGCCATTGAACTTATTATTCGTGTATCAAACTGTAAGTTCTCTGTTTTTAATTTTTCTGCATGAACTATACCAGGAGAATTTAAAATAATATCTCCTACAATAGATCTAACTCCGTTGGTGTTAACTTCTAGATTACCACCTGTTAAGCGATCGTTATAAATGTTAGGGGTGTGTATCTGACCGTTAATGTTTAGTTCAGCACTAGGACTAGAAGTCTTAATACCAATACGATCATTTAGATGTCCAATGTATAGAAGGTCAGTTTCAAACGCAAGGTTTGCCTGTGTTCTTACTAGATTAGCCGCTAATAGCGGACCTGATATACGTGCTACTTGGGACATATTACCCTCCTATAATTATATTTATCGGAATCTTATGTCCAAGGACGACCAGCTTTTAAAGTTCCTGTTGTGATTTCTTTTAGTTTACCAGAGTCGTTATTGCTTGGTGTATATAGTGTAGGCATATTACCTTTTTTAAGTGTAGATCTTTTGCCTGTTGCCGCACGTTTATCAGCCGCAAGTTTTAACTTTGCTTCTTGTCTTTGTCTTTTGTATGTTAAGTGTGAAATACCGTTGTCGGACATTATTTGTCAAAGTTGTGTAGAACTGTAACTGGTTTTCCTGTAGGTACTGCTGTACCAAATACCACATACCAACCTGCCGCATAACCGCCTGGGTTTTGTTCTAGAGTATAGTTTGTTGTTGGAAGTTGAAATACGTTTTCAACAAGTACGATTAAATTTTGTGCCGCCGCCGGAGCAGGGTTATAAGTGTCGCCATTGTTTAATGGACCAAATTTAGTTTCAACGTCATTACCGTTGCCTAAACTTTGCATAACAATAGTTGCTGGTTCAAATCTTCTAATAGGTGCCCAACTACCACCTTGGTAGTTTTCAAACACATTTGTATCTGTGTTATATCTCATATGGCCGTTAGCTGGTGTAGTAATCTTGTCAGCCGCTGTTCCCTTAGGAACCATCATCATGTCTTTGCTGTCAAGTACAATCTGTCCGTTAATATCTCTACGGATATCATCTTGTCCGTAAAGGCCACGAGCATTTGTTGATTGTCTACGTAGGAATCTCATTTACTATACCTCTAAATAACTTACAGTTATACTCAAGTTCAACGGTGCTTGACTTAATACAGTTACTTTATCGCCTGCTTCTAAGATAACTTTTTCAGTATCAAATGTAAATGTTTCTCCACCTGGTACTGGCATTTCCTTTACAACCATGTTAGTTGTAGACTTTGCTTGTCCACTCTTTACAAAGTGTAAATCAAATGACGTATCGTTAGTTCCGCCGCTATTATAACCTGCATGGTTACATACCATAACAGTTGTAATCGCATAAGACGTACTTGCTGGTACTGTTAGTACCACTGTGTCCGTATTTCCTATTGCCGCTTGTGCTATTGCCATTTTCTATCCTTAAAAAATCATGCTTAAAAGCAATGATCTGTTTTTACTAATTAGTTCGTCTCTTACATTATTACTATTTACATAATATAAGCCTGTTTTACCTACTCCCTGAGTCTTGGTATAAATCTTCAAACCATCTGTTGGTTGTGCTGGATCTACTGAACCGTCATCTGGGCTAGGTGTAGTTAAAATTTGTAATTGGTCATCAATTACTACTGAGCCTGTTCCTGGTGCTGATAATCTTAAATCACTTCCAGAATTTGTAGTACTAATTGTTGTACCGTCAATTCTTATATCGTGTAATTCTGTTCTATTGTCGTAAAAATTAGCAGTTGTAACACCTTCAACTGTTATTGATGCTACACTAGTTTGTCCTGTTGTTTCAAAGTCTGCAACAACCATCTGTGTATAACTTGAAACACCATCTCTAATCTTTTGGAAGTCAGCCGCGGCAACCTGAGCCGCAATAGCAACGTCAACATATTTTTTATTAGGAATATGATCGTCGTCTGTAATTTGATTTTCGTATTGGTTAGTTCCACTTACACTAATAACACCTGTACCAGCATTAATTAAGTATAAGTCTCCACCACCTGTTGAAATACTTCTAACTTCTAATCCAATGTTACCACCATTGGTATCTCTTAATTTAAATCCACCTTGTTTAATTGTTTGTGTTACTGGATCGTTCCAACTTACACTTTCATCAAAAACAAATTGTGTATCTACTTTACTACCTCTGTCAACTTGAATACCAGCAGTACCAAGTGTAACACCTGCACCCTGTTCTCCTGAGTTAACTTCAATAATATTATCTTTTAAAGCAAGGTCTGTTGCATCAACTTGCGTTGTAGTTCCTTTAACAACAAGATTACCTGTCAAGTAAACTTGACCAATCTGATTACCTGTGTCCAAGTAGATTGTACCTGAATCTGCTGTTTTGATTCTATAATCGCCGTCTGTTACTACATTCTTTGCCATCTAAATTTCCTTAAACTGTTGTGGGGACCAAAGCCCCCACAAACAAATTAATTACGCATTACTGAAATCGTCGTCGTCAGTACCTGATAATGTGTTATCATCACCTGCTTCTTCAATCTGCGCCGCTCCATCTGAGCCAGATGCTGTAAATGTCCAAGCTAATGATGTTCCTGATAGTGCATTTGATCCTGTACCATCTGGTGCAATCACTGTAGCTTTTCTACCTGCGATTTTAGAGATTTGATAAGTTTCGTTATCGTCACCTTTTACCGTAATGGCCATTTCGCCTGCCGCTAAAGCACTTGCAAGTTTACCTGTTGTTAGTGTACAAGTAAATTCACCTGCTGTTCCGATTTCTTCACAAACAAATTTCTTTGAACCTTTTTGTTTTACGATATAACCTTCTTTAACGGCTGTGCCATTATGAAAGTCTACTTTTATTTCGTTTCCACCAGCTGTTGGTGTTCCGAAAAATCTTTTATTAATTGGTCTTCCCATTTTTTTCTCCTTGACGTTCTAGGTCTACGCGGTTATGTCCGCATAAGTCCGCCGTATTTTGCGGCTCGCTTTATAGACACAAGTATTTATCAAAGTTTAGGGAATGGGTAAAGGAAAGTATAAGCAAAATAGGTAGGACTTGGTTACACCTACAAGCACGTACCCGAATACCATTCTAATACGCACAACCTAACCCCGAAAGTGACTTCGATGTGACTCCCTCCGTTTTCCGGGTAAAGCCTGGGTACCACCCCTGGTTAGTCAAGTTCGACCCTTCTGGTAAAGGCCTCTTCCTTGCACTATAATTAGTAGTTAATTACTCTACTAATGCTTATGTTACTAATATAGCAAACTTTCCTAAAAAAGTCAATAAGAAAGTTTACCAAAATCTACTTATTATCGTGATTAATCGATATATGCTTTAAAACTTTACCTTTGCTTGGTCCAGTTGTAACAGTATATCCAGATGTACCATTTCCATTCACGTTAACTTCAGTACGAGATTTCATAAGGATCTTCTCCTTGCGTTCTCTCATTTTCTGCTCACGGTATGATTTAAGTAGGTAATCGTATCTGTTCATTACACTCTCCTTTTTACAGTTAAGTGCGTTCCTTCAGCTTAGATGCTTACTTCCGGCCTATATCGGCTGAACGTTGTACAAATATTTAGTCAAAAAGAAAGGCCCCGAAGGGCCTTTCTAATACTTTGTTACATTAAGTAACTAACCCTATGGATTAGCTAAATGTTACGTTCGCAATAGTAACTGTACCTAAGTAGTCTGCCGCATTACCAAGAGATGATGCTGTGTTGTTTAACTCAACATAACCGTATCTTGTCATAAAGCTAACTACTGGTTCAAAAGTTGCAGGATCCAGTACTACACCGCTTGACATTAAAGGAATGTATGGGCAGTAGAACGCTGGAGCGTCTGATTCACTTGAACCTTTGTAACCTACAAGTATGCTTGTACTATCGTTTGCATATGAATCAACATATACTTTCATAGCACTATTCAAAGTACCAACCATTTTAGTATTAGTTGGAGCCTCAAATGCACCTTCAGTTGTTCTTGCGAACGCTGAAGTTGTTGCAGATTGTAGGATAGTTAATGCGTGTGGTGAAACCACAGCATAGTTACCAGCACCACGTCTAGTTCTCTGTGCGATATTGTTAGCAACACGGTTGATCATCACAGCCAAAGCCGCGTGTTCATCACCTACGAATGTTGCAGTACCGCTTACAGCGTTCTGGTCGTATGCTTGTTGGTTTTGCGTACCAGCCAAAGCTCTCAAAGAAGCTAATACTTCTTGATCGATCTCAGCAGTAATTTCTTGGGCTAATGCCGCCATAATTTCTGCTTCAATATCGATGCCTTGCTGTGCTTGAGCATCCTGAGCCGCTTCAAAAGTCCATCTTGCTGATAGCTTTCTGGTTTTTGCTTCGACTGTTTGCTTTAAGATCTGGATAGACATTCTCTTTCCAGCCGCACCTTCAAGAGCCGCTGTAGCAGATCCTTTTGGTGTTGCGTCAGTGGCGTTACCTGAGTATGCCGCCGCGATCTTAAATGGTGATAGTGCTTCTTCACCAACTTCGTTACCATCTGACGAATCAGCGTAACGTACTCTTAATGTGTGGATTTGACCCACTGGACCTGTCATCGGCTGTACACCAACTAATTCGTTGGCTATTACAGTCGGCATGACACGTCTGATTACTGGTAGAATAACTCTATTTAGAGTTGCAACATTACCGGCGCTTGTAGAACCAGCTGTAGCAGTCTCATTTAACCACTTGCGTGTGTTTTCTAGAGTACTTGCCATTACAGCCTTTTTATTGCCGTTAAGGCCTTCTAAAAGTGCAGTTTTGGTATCCTGCCAGCGACTTTCTAGTAGTTGTGACATTGTTTTCTCCTTATTTCAATCCAGCAAGTTTTTGAATATGAATAATATTATTATTCTCTTCTTGACTTACTCTACTAACGTTAGATTCTTTATTGCCTGTGATTTCTTTTGCCTCGGACTCTGTAAGAGTAGCCTTCTTCTTCGCTGGAGTTTTACCGTCTATTACCGCCGGAATATACTTATCAAACGCACTTTGCAGTTTGCTTGTCTGTATATTTTCCAGTAAGTCTACCATAATCTCACGCTGGTCCTTGCTCAAAGGTCCAGTCAATTCGTGCATTACTTCTTTGCGTTTAGCCGCATCAGAAACTTTTACAATTTCTGCGTCTTTACTCTCAACAATTTTCTTAACTTCTTCAGCTTCAGCTTTAGCTTCTGCAACTGCTTTGTCTTTCAACTCAACAACTTTTAAAAGTTTTGCTGTTTCTGACTTCTCATTCAAGTAGCTGTTAGCATACTCGCCTGCGAACGTTTCGAAAATTTTGCGACCAAAATCGTTTTTACGTGCTGAATCAATATCTTCTTTAAGTTGTCCAATCTCTTTATTAAGTTTCTTGGATACTCCTTCGGATACGATCTTCGCACTTTTCTCAACAAAAGACTTACGTACTTTTGTTAAATGCTCTTTGGCTTCACGTACTAATCTTACTTTAGTTTCAGCCAAGTCTTTTTTATCTTCGTGGAACTCTGCGATTTCTTTAGCTAGAGCTTCTACAACAAATTCCTCAAGTTTTCCAAATTTATCAGACATAACTTTTTGGTCTTCATGTAGTTCACCCACTTCCTTCTTCAACTGTTCGAATACAAAACCTTTTAACAGTCCTGCGTTTTCACGCATCGCTACAGCATATTTGGCTCTAGCTTCTGCTAATTGTTTTCTATCTTCAGCGAACTCGGAAATTTCTTCGTTAAGTTTTTCAGAAACCATAGTATCAATTGCTTCAACCATAGTAGCTTTATCATGTTCGTATTTAGATGCGAACTCTTCACGAAGTTCAGCAGTGACAGTAAGTTTGTTTTCACTCACTTGCTTGTCCCATGCTTCTTGGATGTCTGCTCTGATTTCTTCCGAAATTGCGTTGTTTTCAAAAAGTGATTTCAGTGCTTCCAACATATTATTTCTCCTTATTACTGGAGGCCTTTAATGATGTTCATTAAAGATTCCTTCAAATACTTTTGCGCCTTTGTGTCGCCTTGTAACTCTCGTGCTATTTCCATTGCCTTGTACCCCCCACGGGCATTTAATAAATGCTCGTATATTGGTGTCGGGTAGGCACCTGGAGCACTGGGTTGAGCAACTACATCGACTGTTATGATCTCATAATCGCTTACTTGTCCGGAACCGTCTTCCATAACGTTTCCGCTACCACGCGATGAAACACCTAGTTTAACTCCGCTTTCAAGCATTGTTTTAACTAGCTGTCCCATTGGCGTAGGTAATACTTTAAGTTTCCCGTAACCGTTTGGTCCATCCATCCACATTTCTGTGATCATATGGCTTACACGGTCTAAGTTTATGTTAAGTCCTTCTGGGTGATCAACTTCGCCGAGAACTGAATATCCTCCCGTAATTTGATCGTTAAGAGTGTTGACAGCTCTACCTATCTCGGTAACAGGGTAAACTCGCTGATTAGCGTTTTTTACTCCGCCTTGGATACAAATTCCCTTCATATAAAGGTCTTTTCCACCCTTGTCGTTTTCAGTAGTCTCAAGGACCAATTTAGCTTGGTCGAATGTCAAATTCTCTCTTAAGTTTATCACTTAATATCTCCTTAACAACAACTATTAAGAACCAATGATTGATTTACCATCAGTTCCTGTTTCGCCTGCGCCTTTTTTCTCAGCGCCATGGCCTTTTGAGTCTTTCGACATACTCTTACTTGCTTTTCCACCTGGAACGTTTACGTTACCAGCTGAATCTTCTTTAGGAGCACCAGCTTTGCCACCAGTTTCTTCGCCACCTTTGACCAAGTTACTAGCGTCTCCGCCCATGTCGTTTTTACCAGCTACTGGAGATTTAGTTCCGTCTGTACCTGAATCGCCTTTTGGCTCTGATACTTTAGTTACATATTCTCTCATTAGTTCTGTGCTTGATTGTACTGGTTTATCAGCATTTTCAAACGCAACTGGTTGCTCAAGGTCGGCTTCCGGAGCAATCATATCAACTGCTTCGTCTTCCTTCTCTTCGTCACCTTCGTCGTCGCCAGCGTCCATGTCCATTTCCATGTCATCTTCGCCTTTGTCTTCGTCACCGTCTTTGTCGGACATCATGCCGTCAAATTCAGCTTTAAGATCATCAAGAGCATCTTCTAGGTCAACAACTCTGTCTTCTAAGTCTTCGTCGTCGCCTTTATCTTCTTCACCTTCACCGTCTTCGATGTCAGCAATCATGTCATCAGCGGCATCGCCACCCATGTCATCATCACCTTCAGGTGTAATTTGGTCTGCAAAGTTTTCTTCAACGTTTTCGTCTTTTTCTTCAGTAGCTTCATCAGTTTTTTCGTCTTCGTCAGTAGCTTCTTTAACGTCTTCGTCTTTATCAGCATCAGCTTTTTCTTCAACTTTGTCATCAGCATCGTCTTCTGATGCTTCTTCAACTTTGTCTTCGTCTTTAGCGTCTGCTTTTTCGTCAACTTTGTCTTCTTCTTTAGCATCTTCTTTAGCTGTTTCGTCTACTTCAACTTCAGCTGTGTCGTCTGCTAATAGATTTTCGTATATATCGCGTGATTTCTCAACAACTATTTCGTGAAACAGTTCTTCAGCACCCGCTTTGTCTTCAGCGATTAACTTTTCAAGCATCGCTTCAAATTTAGATTGGTTTGCCATTTCTTTTCTCCTATTGTTTAGATATGGTAAGGCTGTCACTTGTATTTATGGTATTAGAAGAAAAGTACGTAGATATAGGCGTTTTTACGCCGGTTTTACATTAAGATTGTAAAATCTTAAAGTTATACATGAATTCTGCCACTGTAACGTGTTTAAAGTTGGTTAACTGCGTTAAGTTGTCGGGGCAATAATCCTCTTTGTTCTGTACTACTCTTATATATCTCTTTTGAGGATTTTTCTGACAAACTATACCAGTCTGTCTGGCCCAGTTACCGTGATATGTAGCAGGGTCTATGGATTTTTTATAATTTTGCGTATCTGCATATATGTTATTAATAAGTCCGCCCTCGCCATTGTGTTCTTGTGCATCTGTACCTTGAAAATCAAAGCCTAAGATGTATATTGTATCATAATCGTGTAATCTAGGATTGTTTTCGTCGCCATATGTTGCTAACCACAATGCTGTAGGTCCACTGCTCCAACCTAAAGGCTCCTTAAAATAGTTAAATTTATGGTAGCTTTCGTACATCTTGTTAGGGTTGGTCCACACTTCGTGGTTCAATTGCCACTTGCATTTGTTTAGTTCGCTGACCATCTTAGTATCAACAGCAACCAAGTAATCGGGCTCGAAGTCTCTGTAAACTGCGTTACAGGCATATATCTTGCCGTATGGTCTAAGTGCTTCTAATGGTATTGGGGTTCTTGATTTTCCGTTACCTATTACAAAGGCTATGGACATTTAATTCCTCGTAAAGTTAAACTGCGCCTTCTTCTGCGTTAGCGGCCAAGCCGTACATTTGTCTAACAAAGTGCAATTCTTTTTGTTGCTCTTCTTTATGTAGCTCACTTGCTTTACGAATTTTGTTAATCTGACGTAGTGTTAGTCTAGTCTTACGTGTATCGTCTTTTGTGACAATAGAGTCGTCATAACTTGGATCGTAACCTTTATCTTCTGTAGGCTCCAATGTTTCTTTGTCAAAATAAAATAGTTCACGTAGTATCATGTTAGTATTTATGCTGGAGGCGTCTGACCTGTACCGCCTGGTGCCCCTCCGCCTGTTGCTGTATCTGGTGGTGGTGCTGTTCCGCCGTCTACTGGTGCTGGTGCGTCTTCACCTGCTGGTGCCATGTCTTCACCTGCTCCATCTCCTGCCAAGTCTGCTGACATACCTGCACTTGAAATACCTGCACCTCTTAATTCGCCTGCGGCATCAGTTGGTGGTGGAGTAATATTCTCATCATTCTCTTCACGCCACATACGTTCGTTGTCTGCAATTTCTTCTTCCGTCATACCTAAGAAACGTTTCAATGCAAATCTGTTTGAGATATAAGGTATAGCACTCATTTGTGTATACGTTGGTACTCTTGCATTATCAATTTCACTTTGTCTGTAACTTGCAAAGTTTTGTGGTGGTTGGAATCTTAAGTCAAACATAGCAGTATCAATGTTGATACCTTTTTCTAACAAGTAACGTTTAAACTCTTGACTAAATTGTTCTACTACTAAATTTTGTAGTCTTTCACAATATGTGTTGAATCTTAATTCCTGAATGTACGCAGTACCCACTCGCCCATCTTGGAATTGAGTAGCACCATCGTCAGGCCCTGTAGGAAGATAAGAACTAGGAATACGCAAACCACGTACCAACTTATTAGTAAAGTATTTAAGATCATCAATCTCTCCTAGATTAGTTCCGCCTGGTAATGTTTCAACCTTAGATCCTCTACCTTCTGCTGTTTGTGGAAAGAAGTAGTCTTCGTTAATAGATAATGGATTGTATGCACTATCAATAACGTTTTGTCCTCCACCTGTTGCACTAGGTATACGTCTTTGGTGTATGTCTGTTTTAACACGTTCTACAAATTGCATTGCCAAGTGTGATGGCATATTACCCACGTCAACGTAAAATACTCTACGTTCTGGTGCTCTTTGTACACGATAAATTATAATTGCATCTTCAAGTAATTCTTTTTGTTTGTATACTTTAAATATACTTTCTAATAAGCTGTTACCAAATGGAAAGTTATTATCAAGTCCTTCACTTAAACTTAGATGTACCATGTTCTCTGCACTAACGGCAATTTCCATTGTGTCTTTTTGGAAACGTCCGCCACTCATTGATTGGTTAGGAGCACCTACTTGTCCACGTACTGAACCTGTCAAGTATCCATCTCCGCCACCTGTAACGTTACCGTTTGTTTGATGTGGAGTAGTTGCTACTGCATCTTTGAAGTTTAAGTTTACATTTTTAACAATGTATTGTTCTGGTGTTTTACCTTGTGATTCATTTACAATGATACGTGAAACGTTTGCTGGATCAACATGGAACCAACGTTTAGTTTCAGGATCTCTAATGAAAAAAGCATCACCATATTTAAAAACGTTACGTAGTATACGAAACATTTTTGTTTCAAAATTTTGTATCTTACACCATTGTTGTAGGTATAATTTAAGTGTTTGTACTTCTGAGTTTGTTGCGTCTTGTTTATAATCAATTACAAATGGTGATTGATTTGATTTATTCTTTTGACTTGTAAATTCTGCTAAGATGTCTAGTGCGGCGTTTACTTCTGAATCTAAATCCATAGTGTTATATTGTCCATAACGCTCAACACGATTTGGACTACCTACATATACATCTGGTAGATAAGAAGAATAGTTAGCTTGAGCCGGACCCATACCACTGTTAGCATTTCCGCCCAACGGTGAGTAGTTTCCTGTTCCGCCTTGGTCGGTATCTACTGTATTAAAATATCTTTTCCAACTCATAAATTATCCTTATATCGACGCATCTGCTACTGTTTGACCGCTTCTTGTTTGTTTTCTCAGTTCAACGAGCATCATTTGTACACTACTATTTAACTGATCTAACTTGTCTGCGGCACCCTTCTGGCCTTCACCAAAACTTGTAAAGTTACTAACAAGATTTGCTTTGGTTTCTGAATCCATTTTACTGTATTCTTCTTGGTATTTCATTAGCTGTTTTGTTAGTTCTGAAAGTGATTTGGAAACGGATTTTAAATTGGCTCCGTCCATTGCTTCAATAAAGTTAGCAATACCCTGTAAGCCATCTCCAATATTTTTCAATCCTGCGGCATCAACGTCAGCAAATTCTTTAACATCTTTTGCTAAATCACTAATACTTCCTGAGCTTCCACCAAATAAACTTCCTAATGCTTTACCAATGCTGTCAAGTACACCATCTCCTGTAAATGCACTCATACCTTTGTGTAAACTTGTTAGTGCAGGTCCTACTGCGTGTAAGTTAGCAGGATTAATGTTTTCAAACTCTTTAATACCATTTGCTAGATTAGTAAATGCTCCTGTTCCGACAAAGTTTGCAACAATACCACCTTTGGCAAGATCCATGATTGGTCCTGTGAGTACTTTTAATCCTTCACCAACATTTGTAAGTTTGGT